CCAGCGGTCAACAAGGCGAGCGGTGAATTCCGGCGACAACTGGGCAACGACAATAATGCTGTCGCGCTTACCTTGTTCGCCCTCAAAAACGTAAGCCTCTACGCCACGAAGTAATCCTAAGTTATTGATTTTTTCGAAAACCACCATTGGGGGATTTCGGATCACACCTCGAACCGCCAGTCGTTCAATGGATTGTTTCACCTTGTCATGACGACTTCCCACCAACTCAGCGATTTCAATGCTTGTCATTTTGATGGCATTGCTATTTATCAGCTCATTCATTGTCATGTCCTCTCATATTGAAAATTCAGCAATAAAAAACCCAGCCGAAGCTGGGTTTGTTAAGTTGTCAATTGTCAGTAGCGATGCAGTGAAGGCGGCAACTCTTTGTTCTTAAGCCTTTCCCATGCCAGAAGGTTCGTCGGCCCGTCAGGCTCATAAATATCTATATCCCGCGTGTGATTAATTAAAACGCCCCTCGCCCTCCCGATGATATACGAGAACTCATAGCCGTAGTCGTGGCATATGCCGGAATAGCCAGACTGAATCAGTTTTAATGCGGGATACAACTCACGGAACAATGCCTGTGAGCGGTTGGCATAATCCCACAGCCATACAAGGCTGTCTGTTTCTTTTGCGGAAAGCCCGTTGAGCTTATTCTCTTGTTTGCCAGTATTTTTCTCGCACTGGCTGAAATAGCAGTCTTCCAGTTTTTCGAACACATCCCACGCCTGATCGGTTTCGAGCATTTTTGCGTGACGGGCTGCGCCGCGTTCTGTCCAGAGGATGAGGGAGCGGGCATTTTTACCAACTAACCCGATTGTTTCGGGTCTGTTCTTAAACTCGCGTAATTCGTTTTTTTCAATTTTAAAGTAATGCTTTCCGGGCATGAATCGCGTCGTGTTGTTCAGAAAGTTATCAGAAATGTTTTTGATTTTTGTTCCGTAAAGGTGAGCCAACAGTTCAGTAGTAATTACGGGGATCTGGTTATAGGTAACAGGGGAAAGGTTTTCGACAGAAATTTGAACAGCCATAATGACCTCGCGTTTCGATAATTTTTACCTCGCCACCGTCAGGTGCTAATCATCGTGGTGGCGAACTGTGCGGGGTTAGCACTACCGGTCGAAACATCCGGCGAGCCTTTCGGCTCCCCCACACAGCCCGCCATAAATCGCGAATGTGACTGTGCTTAGCGCATAAAAAAACCGCCAGCGCGGTTATGCACCGTTTCGATATCCGGGGTGCTAATCCCGACGCCAGATTTTGCTGGCGCGTGAGGAATATAGCCCCGAATAAATCATCGCGTCAATCACCTTGTTTTCCTCGCACGATGTCTTAGCCACCGGATATCCCACAGGTGAGCCGTGTAGTTGAAGGTTTTTACGTCAGATTCTTTTGGGATTGGCTTGCGTTTATTTCTGGAGCGTTTCGTTGGAAGGTATTTGCAGTTTTCGCAGATGATGTCGGTGATACTTCTTCGCTGTCGCCTCATGCCGCCATCCTGACGCCCTGCCCGATCGCCATCAATGCCGCTTTGGATACAGTAGTAAACATTCGTCGAGGACTGATGAACGGTCGCCAAATCAGCAGCATGGAGCCTTTGCTGTTTCCCTTCTTCTCCAGCCCTGTCGATGGTTCGATAAAATTAATCCGTCCATCAGTGATAATGCGAACTTCGTCGACACTCTCCAGAGCCTTGCTGAACCATCCGACTGACATATCCTCTGGCACAAGCATAACTACCGTCTGTCGCTGTTGTATGCACTGCTCAGCGGCTTTTTCCACCCACGGCCTGATATTGCTGTACGGTGGGTTATTCCAGATTGCACCGTGGCTTACCCACTCAGAATTGAGCGCGTCGTCGGCCTCAGTTAGCCAGTGAGCACACAGAGCATTTTTGTCGCTCGCTGCCGAATCCAGCCAGAATCCAAACTCAATATCCAGTGCATCAAAAAGCCAAAGCGGCGTTTGCCAGCAGTCCTTGTCGTGTGCTGGCGTATTTGATTTGATAGTCATGCAGCCCTACCTTTTCGTTGTGACCATTCATACTCTCGCCGGGAGTCATCACTCCACCGCACGTTGCGCTCTGAGCCGAACCAGAACATGATTTCGATAAGCTCAGTCATGCTGGCCTTCCGCATTTTGCTGGTACGCACGCCAAGCATGACAACGCCACCGTCGATACCAGGCACACTTCGTTGCTCCAGTTTTTTGGTCTTAAGCCACAGGGCAGTGAACAGGTCTTTCCAGTCTTCCGGCGCCAGCCGTTGACCATGCCATAGCACCTGACGCGAAACATCGTTCAGCATCGGCCACATACGGTCATTCTGCGCTTTGCTGCGCCTGGGTTCTTTAACGTGGACTTCGTGGGGTGACTTGTCGTCGATGGGTAGTGAGAGAATGGCGTCTATGGCGTTATTTCTGATTGCTTCGTTGCGAAGCAGAAAGGCTTGCTTCATCTCCTGCTCTCCGGTTCCATTTTTCAGCCGCCGCAGCAACTGATGGTGCCCATGCCCCCCTGGCTTCACAGAGGTCACATTCTGCATAGCCCCACACATCAATATTTATTCCGGCCTCAACCCACAGACGAGCATTACCGCCGCAAAACGGACATTCTTTTAGCTTTGGCTGGGTTAATGATAGGTCGCTCATGCTCACTCCTTCACTTAAAATCCAGACTCCGGATAATTCTGTTGCGCTGAAACTCATTGTTGAGTTTGAACAACCGTCGAAGAACACGGTCACGCGGATAGCGTCGTGCGGCAGGTGAATGCTCATACAACTCATCAAGCGGCAAACTGAACGATGAACGATACCGATACCAACGCACCAACTCTTCACGAAAATTAGCCCTGACAAGCTCAGCTATCGTACTCATTTCTTAAAACCTCCTCAAACGCATTCTGACGCATTTTTCATTCTCGCTGCTTATTAGCATACCTTGCACGCGTTTACCTCGCTACAGAGCGATTGTGATGCCTTAAAAGCGATTTATTGAAGTGATATTTGCTTAATCGAAATTCTTTTCTTTGATTCCTGCGGCCCTGATGGCTTTCATTACTGCAATTACCGTTTTGTCACGCCCATCCTCATAACCCATCGCATAAGCACCTTCTTCACCATCTTTCCAAAGGTCGTCATTCGATTCGGGCCAGTCGATATCCAGTTCAATAGCTGCTCGTGATGCCTGCCATATCACCCAGGCAAACTCTTTTAATTCATCGTCTTCTGTAAACTGGCTTTTGTCTTTTGACCACCAGTTTTCAAACTGTCGGTAGCTATCGTTCACTTCCCTCTCCCCCAAATAAAAAGGCCTGCGATTACCAGCAGGCCTGTTACAAGCTCAGTGATGTAGATGGTCATCTTTTAACTCCATATACCGCCAATACCCGTTTCATCGCTGCACTCTGGCGACACTCCTTAAAAATCAGGTTCGTGCTCACCTTTCCTTCCCGTTCTTCCCTGGTAGCAAACCGGTAATACACCGTTCGCCAGACCTTACCTTCGATAACCAGAAGACCTGCCCGTGCCATTTTAGCCGCGGCCTGATTTATGCTGGTTACTGTTGCGCCTGTTAGCGCGGCAACGTCCGGCGCACAGAAGCTATTATGCGTCCCCAGGTAATGAATAATTGCCTCTTTGCCCGTCATACACTTGCTCCTTTCAGTCCGAACTTAGCTTTAATTTCTGCGATCTTCGCCAGCGCCTGAACATGATTTAGAGGTCTGCCGCCCATGACAGGAAGTTGTTTTACTGGTTCAGGGATCACCTCACCACGATTAATTCTCGCAGTCATATGGACAAGCTCATCTGCGGCCTTGCGCCGTAATTCCGCGTCAGTCAGCGCATTGGCCCGCATGTTCTGGTACAGGTTGGTAACCAGCCAGTAGTGCGCGTTTGATTTCCACGGATAAGACTCTGCATCCGGATACAGGCCACGCTTCCGGCAATACTCGTAAACCATATCAACCAGCTCGCTGACGTTTGGCAGTCCGGCGATAACGGATGCTTCTTCCCGGCACCATGCAACAAACTGCCCGGGTGATGGAAGAAATGGTCGATTCTGCCGACGGGCTACGCGCATTCCTGCGTTAACCTGTTCCATCGAGGTGATCCCGTTTTCCCGGAAAGCCAGAACCCACTGGCGGCGGATTTCATTCAGTTCGTTCTGGTCCCGGTTAGCCAGACTCGCCGGGAAAGTTGCCAGTAACTGGCTGAACACACCGTTGATGATCTGCGCTACCTGTTGTACCTGCGGCTTTTCGTCGTACTGTTCCGGCATGTTGTTGGCGATCCGACGCATCTGCTCACGGTCAAAGTTAACCATCTGTGCGGCGATGTTTTTCATA